AGGTCACCTACCATGTGGGGCGGCACCCGGAATATTCTCGCGATCTCGTCGATCTGAAACTTTCTGGTCTCAAGGAACTGCGCCTGTTCCGGTGAAATGGAAATAGGCGTATATTTCATGCCTTCTTCCAGGATTGCTACTTTATGGGCGTTGTTTCCGGAGAAGCCTTTGTTCCAGCTTTCGCGGATTGATTCAGGATTTTTCACCGTTCCCGGAAACTCCAGAATGCCTCCCGGTGTTGCACCGTTGGCAAAGAACCTGGCGCCATACTCCTCGGTGGCAATGGATAGCCCGATGGCATTCTTGGCCATGGCAATCGGTGAGTAGCCCACTAGACCGTCAAAGCCGAGTCCCGGAATATGCAGCACATCAGATGGCTTTAGAGTTACATTGCCGGTCTTGCCTGTGTGCGCATCGGAATCCTGCATCTGATAGCGATAGCAGATTTTTCCGAAAGCATCTCTGTCCACCGTCATGCGATTTGGCACCAGCGGGTAAAGACCGATAACTTCGCCTTTGCCGTTTCGGATAATCTGCGCATAGGCATTGCCCCAGAGCAGCAGATGTGTCATCAGCGTTTCCCGGAATACGAATGAGGTCATTTCCGGATTCGGCTCATCATGGAGAATACGGTAGAGGGGATGCTTTACTGCTCTTGTTTTACTGCCTTCAGCCTCGTTGCAGTAAAGGTGAACCGGCAGGCTCGCAATTGACTCCGACAGAATTCTCACGCAGGCATACACCGCGGTCATCTGCATGGCTGAACGTTCATTGACGTGTTTGCCGGAGGTGCTTCCTCCCATCATAAAGCGGTAGCCGGAGCCGTTCAGACTGTTGGTCGGTTTTCGTTTAAACCACCCTTTGAAAAAGTTCATATATTCTCCTAAATAAACAGAATGCCGCGTTCATCGTAAACAGACGAGGTATTGTCATTGCCGCATCGAATGGCTCTGTCGAGTCCCATGATGGTGGCAATCGCACCGTCAATCTTCTCGGTGGATTTTTCCTTGTCGGCTTTGATGTTTCCTGCGGGGTCGGTGCGGATGTAAATGTTGTCCATCATCCATCTGAGTACCGGATGACCGCCGTGGGCAAGTTTCTGCTCCAGGGTAAGTTTCATGAGTTCCTTAGTCGGCGGTGACATATCCTTAAAGCCCTGACCGAAAGGCACTACGGTAAAGCCCATGCCCTCAAGGTTCTGCACCATCTGCACGGCTCCCCAGCGGTCAAAGGCGATTTCCCGAATGTTGTAACGGGTGCCAAGGTTCTCAATGAACTTTTCAATGTATCCGTAATGCACCACGTTACCCTCAGTAGTTTCCAGAAATCCCTGTTTATGCCATACGTCGTAAGGCACGTGATCTCGTCTCACTCGAAGCTCCATGGTGTCTTCCGGAATCCAAAAGAACGGCATGATGTAATATTTGTCATCCTCATCATTCGGCGGGAACACCAGCACGAAAGCGGTAATATCGGTGGTGCTGGACAGGTCGAGACCGCCATAACATACACGGCCTTCAAGCTCATCAGGATTTACCGCAAAAGAGCAGCCATCCCATTTCTCAAGCGGCATCCAGCGGATTGATTGTTTTACCCATTGGTTCAATCTCAATTGGCGGAAGGCGTTCTCCTCACCCGGATTCTGCCTTGCTGATTCGCAGGCAGCCTGTACCTTGTCGATGCCGACGGTGATTCCAAGAGATGGATTAGCCTTTTTCCAGACTTCCGGATCTGTCCAATCATCATCCTCGGCAGCCCCGTAAATTACCGGGTAGAAAGTAGGATCGATCTTTCGACCTTCAAGAATATCCTTTGCCTTCTGATGGGTTTCGTAGCAGATGGAATTAGTGTCGGTTCCCGCAGTGGTGATCAAAAAATACAGAGGCTGCATTCGGGCATCACCGGAGCCCTTTGTCATAACATCAAAAAGCTTTCTGTCAGGCTGAGTATGAAGCTCATCAAAGACCACACCGTGAATGTTAAAGCCGTGCTTGGAATAAGCCTCAGCGGATAGAACCTGATAAAAGCTGTTGGTCGGGGTGTAGATGATTCGTTTCTGCGATGCCAGGATCTTCACTCTTTTATTCAGAGCCGGGCACATCCTCACCATGTCGGCAGCCACATCAAATACGATTGTTGCCTGCTGACGGTCAGCGGCGCAGCCGTAAACTTCGGCTCGTTCCTCTCCGTCACCGCAGGTAAGGAGTAAAGCAACGGCGGCAGCCAGCTCTGATTTTCCTTGCTTCTTGGCTATCTCTATGTACGCCGTATTGAACTGCCGATATCCGTTCGGCTTTAAGGTTCCAAACAGATCCCGAATAATCTGCTCCTGCCAGTCGATAAGTTCAAAAGGCTTACCCGCCCATGTTCCCTTGGTGTGGCAGAGAGCCTGAATAAAGTTCACTGCGTAGTTGGCGGCATCCTTGTCATACACGGACTTCTTTGCCTTGAACTTTGTGGGGATGTATTTTTTAAGTTTCCGCATTGCCATCTGCTCACCTCCTTACAGGCATAAAAAAAGACCGCCGAAGCGATCTCTTTAGGTATAAAAAAGGAGCCGTTAAGCTCCGTACTAATTGTTGGCGTTCTTCATCGCCCATTCAAGAGCATGGCCTTCGTCCATGAAATCTACGCCGCTTACCTCGCGAAGTCCGATCTCAGCCTCGCAGCCGGTGTCCTCGGTGAGGAACTCGTAAACCGCGCCGTAGTAGGATGGCTTGCCAGCTCCGTTGTAGTAGTGGCCTGCCAGGATTACCTTATCACCGAATCTTAAGGTCTTGCTCCAGCGGCATTCCAGATCCTCCGGAGTGGAAGGATTCGGTAATCTGTAGGTTCTTGCTCTTTCTGTCATCTTACTCATTTTTAAGTCTCCGTTGTTGTTCTCGATGACTGTATATTCGCTCTGTACCAAAGGTATAGCAAGTTAATAAGTGTCTGATTTTGTACTATTTTTCGGAGTTAAAAAGGAGGCCTGTTCCGACCTCCTGCTGTTTAATTCTGTTCGTTCTTAACCCTCAACTCGGAAAAGGTAGCCGTGGGCTTTTTCGTGTTCGTCGCTGTTCCATCCGGTGTAGCGGCTGTTAATCTCAACCAGTCCCTCAAGGGTGCATCCGGCCTCCTTGAAAAGCCATGCGGTTTCCACTGCGTGACTCCATCCGGAGGAAAAGGTGAACCTTTCGATTCCGTTCTGCCTCATGGCTTCAATCAGCTTTGCCGCTTCGTTGTCCCAGACCACTTCGCTGATGTCGAGGTAATCGTTGCCGCTGTCCCTGGAAACCTCGTACTCGTTAAAAAGGCGGCAGGCTTCTCTGCCAAGCTCCTTAAGTTCATCCCAGACTGCCTTGTAGGCGGCTCTGGCGGCGTTCAGCTCATCCTCGTTCTTTGCTATGTCGTAGGCGTTCTTTGCATCCCTGATGCGGTTGTAAAAGTTCTCGAAAGCGTTCATGTTTAACTCCTTGAAAAATGTACCTTCGTGTTCGTTTTGTTGTGTTCATATTCGCTCTGAAGGTACACTATAGCAAGTCAATAAACCCAGTATTTTCAACTATTTACAAGATTTTTCAGCGAGCTTTTCGCGGATGATTTCGAGGACTTTTTTCTGCTTTTCCTTAGGTATTCCGGCGGCTTCCAAAGCCTCCAGAGTTCCGCAGTCGGGGCAGATTGGAGTGGCGTTGTCCTTTCGGGAAAGCGCCGGATGTCCGGTGTAGGTTTTACCGCAGTGCGGGCATACCTTTGTTGCTGTCATTCCAGCATCCTCAAGGCTGATGTTCAAAGCGTCATAAAGGTGGTTTTCGTCAAAGCCGAAGGAATCGTAGCCCTCAAGGCATACATCCACGTACCGCTGGGAAGGAATGCCGATTTCACGCTCCTCATGCATGATGTAGATGAAGGCCTTAAGCTTTCTTACCTTGCGATCACTAATGCCGATAACCGGAATTTCCACCTCGGTCTTGTAGTAAAAATTTGGATAGCCTTCGTAGCGGTCAAGGGAAAGTTCATCATCGGCCGTTACCTCCCATACCGCCACCGGAACCTTTGCTCCTTTCTTTGGCTCGATGGTAAGGTAGGCTCCGCTTTTGCTCCCCTTAAAAAGCAGCTGAAAATCCGGTATTTCCGATGTGCCCACAACCTTTGCTCCGGGGCAGCGGTAGCTCATTTGGTCAATGTTCAGGTTGCTGCCGTAGGCGATGTAATATCTCTTTGTCATAATCTGTTCCTTTCGTTTTTGTTTAACTCCGGAAGGCTTACCCTTCTACTGCCGAAACCCCACTCAAGGGGCCGGCAGGAGGAGGCTAAGTCCTCGCTGTGGTTTAGGCTCTTCCGAACCGGAAGGCTGCGTTGCCGCTAAGGTTGCGGGTTAAAATCTCGCGGGCGGTTGCAAATTCCTCGCCGATGAAGCCGAGGCGCAGGAGCCAGGTTCTCATCGCGAACTTTGGATTCTCATGCTGCTGTGGCTTAGGGCTTGCGGTTCTTACTTCCTTTGCCATCTCGCTCAAGGCAAGGCAAAGCTGAATGTAGCTCTTAAGCTGGCCGGCGTGGATGCCGTTCTGCTTTCCGCCTGCAGGTGCGTCAAACTGGAAAAGTCTGAACTCAACCGTGCCCTTGGTGAAGGTGGCGTGGAGGTTAAGCATTCTGTAGCGTGATGCGTTGTAATGGTGGTCTCTGCCGTAGTTTTCACCCTGGCTGGTGTACCAGATGTCGCTAAGTTCTTCTTTTGTCTGAGGCTTCTTTTTGTTGAGTTCCTTAAGGAATCTTGGGTCTACCGTTCTGCAGTATCTTGCCATGCGGTGCTGGTCAAGCTTTAAGGCTTCGGCTAAAAGGCTCTCGTGGCTTGCCATCAGGTTCGCAAGGTTGCGCAGGGTCTTTGCGGTGTGGTCTGCCGCTCCGATGTGGATGTGAACTTTATGTAAAGCTTTACATAA